AAAACGTGCATTTGGAGAGTTGGGTCATCCTGACGGTCCAACTGTTAATTTGGAGAGAGTATCACATATGATTACTAAACTCTATCCAGATGGCAACAATTTTATTGGTGAAGCAAAAATAATGAACACACCATACGGTAAGATTGTAAAAGGTCTTATTGACGAAGGTGCTCAATTAGGAGTATCAAGTCGAGGTATGGGTTCGTTAGAACAAAGAGGTGGCGTTAACTACGTAGGAAAAGACTTCTATTTAGCAACCGCTGCTGATATTGTTGCAGATCCGTCAGCTCCAGACGCTTTCGTAGAAGGCATTATGGAAAACAAAGAATGGGTGTGGGACAATGGTGTACTCGTAGAAAAGAACATAGACGCTTGGAAACGAGAAATAGAAAGTGCGAAAAGAAATGCTTTAGCAGAAGCTAAAGTTAGAGTATTTAAAAACTTTCTTAAAAAACTCTAGTTTTATAAATAGTCTTACAAAAACAATTTAAAACTAGTTTTAAAATTAAAGAGGAGATTTCGATGGCCGAAACAGAAAAAACACTTGAGGCGACAGTAAAAGAAGTAACAGAAGCGACAGCTGCTGATGCTCCTAAAAAGAATGCTGTGGCGGCTGAACCTACACATCTGAAAAATGATGCTGAAGATTTAGGCGCGGCTGTAGTTAAACCTACAGACAGTAATCCTGACGCAACAAAAAAAGTGAAACAAGTTTCTGGTGACCCACAACAGAAAAGTCAAGGTGCTGCTGACGCAATGCCAAAACTTAAAGGTGAATCAAAAGAAACTGATAAAGATTCGGAAGACAAAGAAATCAAAGAAGGCGAAATGCCTGCTGGTCTGAAAAAATACCTTGACAAGAAAAATGACAAGGAAGATTCAAAAGAAGAAGGTTACGGTTCTAAAAAAGAATCGTCACACGATTCTGAGAAGAAAGAAGACGAGAAGGATAAAAAAGAAGAAAAAGAGATTAACGTAAAAGAACACGTTGACGCTCTTGTCGCTGGAGATGATTCTTTATCTGAAGAATTTAAACAAAAGGCTGCTACTGTATTTGAAGCTGCGATTAAATCTAAAGTAAAAGAAATCGCTGAAGAAATAGAAGCAGACTACAACAAAAAATTCGAAGAAGAAACCTCAAAAGCTAAAGATGAGTTAGTAGAAAAAGTTGACTCTTATCTATCATACGTGGTAGAGGAGTGGATGAAAGAAAACGAACTTGCTTTAGAAAGAGGAATCAAAGGCGAAATCGCTGAGGACTTTATTAGCGGTCTTAAAAAATTATTTGAAGACCACTATATTGATGTTCCAGACGAAAAATATAATGTGTTAGAAGATCAAGCTTCAAAAATTGAGGAGTTAAACAAAAAACTTAACGAATCAGTTGCAAGAAATGTTGAACTTTCTAAAGAGAACGGCAAACATATTAGACAATCTATCATTGATGAGGCGTCTAAAGAACTTGCTGAAACTCAAAAAGAAAAGTTTAATAAACTTGCTGAAGAAGTTGACTATAAAAACGAAGAAGACTTTAGAACAAAAGTATCTACTATTAAAGAGAGTTACTTTGGTAAGAAAGACTCTTCTGGTGAGATAGATGATGTGGCGGCAGACTCAAATACTCTTAACGAGGATTTAAGTAATGCAATGGCTGCTTATAGTGCCGCTATAAGTAAAACAAAAGACATTAAGTTGTCGAAATAAATAGGGAGATAAAAACAAATGTATTTATCAGAACAATACGAAAAAAAATGGCAGCCTGTCCTAGAACATCCTGAACTTCCAAAGATCGGGGATTCTTACAGACGTGCCGTTACAGCTACTATCTTGGAAAACCAAGAGAGAGCTATGAAAGAGGACGCTGCTTTCTTAAACGAAGCTGCTCCTACAAACTCTACAGGTAGTGCTGTTGCTAATTGGGATCCAATTTTGATCTCTTTAGTAAGAAGAGCAATGCCAAATCTTATTGCATACGATATCGCTGGTGTACAACCAATGACTGGTCCAACTGGACTTATTTTTGCAATGAGAAGTAGATACACTTCACAACTTGGCGGAGAAGCTTTATTTGATGAAGCTGACTCTGACTATTCAGCTAGAAACGCTGCTGGTGATTCAACTGCAGGTCAAACTGCTGGTGGTCAACAAGGAACTAATCCAAGTGTTCTTAACGATGCTGTTCCAACTGCTTACACTAAAGGTGAAGCAATGGGAACTGGTGTTGCTGAGGCATTAGGTGATGCTGCTGGAAATCAGTTTGCAGAAATGGCTTTCTCAATTGAGAAATCTACTGTAACTGCTAGAAGTAGAGCTCTTAAAGCAGAATACACTATGGAACTTGCTCAAGACTTAAAAGCAATCCACGGTTTAG